GCCCGCCAATTTCAAGTGCCACAGTAACAGCAATCTTATCCGGGTAATTATTTATCCCTTTAACACCCAGTTCGTATTTTTTCTTCATCGCTTTACTCTCCCCGCGCCGCCTTACGACGGTCCTCTCTGATTTTGAAATACAGGTTCGTCAGGTACGTCAGCAGACCAAACAGCAGACTCCCCAGCACGCCTATTGCCGCCCACTGAGACGGGGAAACCCTGTCCAGCAGCTGCAGGAACCAGTAGCCCGTCCCCACCGCTGACGTGGTGTATGACACACCTGTTGTGATTTTTTCCATCTGGTACATACCCCGTCTCCCGCAATCCGGAAGCTCACAACAACAAGAGGGGCATCAGCTCACACCGACAGCCCCTGCGCATGGTTACATCATCATTTCGCCGTCAGGCTGAGGCTCACTGCCACCATCAGGCTGAGACACGACACCATCTGAAACAGCACTGTCACCCGCACCGTCTTCAGGCCCGGGAGCAGCCGGTACCCCCAGCAGTTCATCCAGAATGGCATCCACTTCAGCATCAAGACGCGCCTCAAGATTCTGGCGGAGTTGCTGTTTCAGTACGCTTCTGACTTCTTCAGAGCGCAGGACATCCTTCACCGCTTCAGCAGTGACCAGCGATTTTATTTCTGACATGGTATTTTCTCGTTGAAAGGTGTTGTTAAGAAAGTTGCTACGGAATGAGAGGCTCTTCGGGTTTTGTTCCGGCTGACTGACTGGCGCTGATTTTCTCAGCGGCCCTTTTGTCAATCTGTCTGCGCCAGAAATCTCTCACGACTCTGTACCCACCAGAAAGAAGATACAGCACACAAACTGCTGTACAGAAATACAATAAAATAAGCTGTATAAATGTCATTATTCATCTCCATTATTGATATGGTGTTGACATCGTTAATACCTGTTGGTTAAAAAAGCGTCCTGCATGTTTTGCTTTGGATATGACGACATTTGCCGCCGGTTCTGGCTCCTTGTTTTCCCTGCCCCGGCGGTCTTTTTTTTCCTGCTTACGGGTTATTCACTTCCACCTTCACGCTGTCAATCAGCAGCGTATACGTTGCCACCTTCGTGATATCAGTCAGCAGAAGTTTATCCGCCACCCCTGTTGCCTGAGATTTCACCAGCGTGAATGGCGTGCCCCGCTTCTCATCAAGTACCGGCGTCACCTGAATGCTGTTGTTTCCGGCAAACTCAAAAGACAGTGTGTGCCATTCGTTATCAAATGCCCCGAACGTATCCAGCTTCACATTCTGCGTCTTGTGGTACATCGCGTTCAGGTTCGTCGCATCCGTCTGCAGGAAGAAGGACATCAGCATGTCGTTGCCTTCCTCCGCCAGCGACACACCCTCCGGCAGGGACGACAACTGCCAGTAAATACCCAGGGCAAACCGGTTCTGTACCAGTGAGCCCGGCACCTTAAACCGCACACTCACACGTCCGCCTTTCTTCAGCAACTCTGCCCCCTGCCCGGCTGCATCATGCTCCAGAAACCAGATGTGGCTTTCCGGTTTGTTCAGTTGCAGGGCCTTACCACCGGTGGCACCCTCATCACTGACCACAGCCTCAGCGATGTTTTTATCAATACTGTCTCCGCTCGCCGGTTTGTGATAATAGCGCCAGCCCTGTGATGCCAGGTCTTCGCCTGACGCCAGCAAACTCATCAGGGTTCGGTTACTGACCGGGGCTTCCGCCTCTCTCTCCGGACCTTCACCGGAAGGCCCTGTGGGCTTCACCGTATCAGGCTGTTTTCCGGTAATGAATTCAGCGGCTCTCCCGGCATGCACCAGAATCGCCGTTGCCAGACGGTCGGAAATAATCCCCCTGCGTGCCCATGAGCTGAAATGGCTCGCACGGTCTGCTGACGTCCAGTTTGCCGACGTCCGGGAGGCTGCACCGTAATATCCTGATGCCGGAATATCCGGGTCTTCTGACGGATTGTTGGTGGGTGTGTTTGCACCACTGCTGTCCGTCATAAAAGGAACAAAGAAAATATTCTGTGCTTCCCTGCCCTTGTAACCGCCATATACCGCCTCATATTTATCGGCGTTAAGATTCTTCCAGTAATACGTGGTGTCACCGCAAATCCACGGCACCGAGCCAGCACTTCCGCCAACGCACTGTGCAGAATATGCAGCCATATCAGCCCTGAACTGCTGCACCATAGTGGTAAACAGGCCGCTGTGCTGCTGACTGCCGTCCGCAAGATCATTTTCCCCCTGCATCCATACCACGGCCAGAAGCCTGTTTTTCGGGTTCTTCGACAGCGCCGCTTTTGTACGGAAGAGAAAATCCTGATACAGCGGTTTACCCACTCCCCAGCGGGCTGAGCTGGCGGAAGCACCGGTAGACTCAGTAAATGCGCCATCATCTCCGGAGGTGAATGCTGAGCCACCACGACAGCACGGAACCAGGAGAATACCTGCATTTACCGGAATGAACGGCAGAAGCTTTTTGGCAATATGCAGCCCCTGCCCCACACAACCATACTGCCCCTTTGTCAGGTCGGCCCGTGGGTGGTTGAATCCACTCATATCAATGACGTCATGCAGACAGTGGTCAGCTGGAATAACATCATTGTACGCACATGCAGCTCCCCCCGGCGTCACAGTACTACGGCGCGCCAGCTGCATAATGCGCGGCTCAGGGCGGTCATAGGTTTCAGGTAACGGCAGCCCTTCGCCAAAAGCCATACCATTGGACTGACCGGCAAGGACGACAACATAGTAATATTCCGGTTCGCTGGTGGTGCTGATAACTGTGCCTTCTCCATCCGACGGCCTCACCACCACAGGTGTGGTGACATCACCTTCCGCCGCAATGGCCTGCATCAGGGTATAAGGCGTGATGGCGACAGGACTGCCAAATGGCTGCCACCCCTCCCTCAGTTTTTGAGTCAGTCGTTCAGCAAGGTCTGACGGCGACGCCGCCCTGACCACGTCATAGTGTTTAAATGCCATTATTCCTCCCCTTTCCGGGATTTTCCTCAACAGTGCGGGCCACAGTCCGGCTATACGGAGAATCAAAAGAGGAGAACCGCAGCCCGCAAAACGAAAAAGGCCGCGCAGTTGCGCAGCCTTATAAACCCTGGTTAAAATCCACACGATAAAAATGACAATGCAAGTATCTCATGCTGTTGCCCGAACCCACTCGGGCTTTTTTTGCATGTAAAAAGGCTCCTGCGATGAGGAGCCTGGATATATGCCTAATCTCTGTATACAGCATGATGCCGGGTGCCTCCCGGTGAATTCTGCAATGACCAGACAGAATCCGCAACTTGCCTATACAATACGCAACCAAACATCTGTCATTATGCCCCGCCGCTCAGGGGGATTCATCATGCAGGATTTTTTTAACAAACGCTCAGCATGTCAGGCAACAGTCAACTGCCTGAATTGTGAGGCATTTAACATTTCACTGTCCGGTGTCTTTCCTGTAATAAAAAGCCCGCAAAAGAGAGTCAGGGCAGATAAGTGTGGTGTGGCGCGTTGTACTGGATTCGGACCAGTGACCGATTGCTTAGAAGGCAATTGCTCTGTCCGGCTGAGCTAACAACGCTGAATACCGATAATGGACCGCCATCGGGGACCCGACCCCCGCGCAACCAGCTTCGAAGGCTGGCGCTCTGTCCTGATGAGCTAATGGCGGTATGTGATGGTGGCCCTTGCTGGATTTGAACCAGCGACCTGGCGATTATGAGTCGCTCGCTCTCACCACTGAGCTAAAGGGCCGATAACATAATGATAACGTTACAGAATAAATTCAGCAATATCACTCTCTCTTTCTGATTAAATTCTGTACATCCATTGCGGTCTGCTCAAAACGTTCAGCCTCCAGCTCGACACCAATTGCACGACGCCCCAGCGCCATCGCTGCTTTGACTGTCGAACCGGACCCCATGAAGAAATCTGCAACCAGGTCACCCGGACGACTGCTGGCGGTGATCATTTGCCGCAACATATCTGCCGGTTTTTCACAGGGATGTTTGCCCGGATAATACTGCACAGGCTTGTGCGTCCAGACATCCGTATAAGGAACGGCTGCCGATACGGAAAAATAACGCCGCAGTGATTTGTACTCTTCCAGCAGGCTGGCATACTGCCGGTTCAGCTCACTGTATGTGCTGACCAGTTGGTGATGTGGCTTTTCCAGTTCACCCCGCTGATGTTTCTCTTCTGCCACCCGGGCAAACAGCACCTGAAGTTTTCTGTAATCATCCTCGTTCGGTAACTGCCACTGGCTGGCACTGAACCAGTGCGACACCATGTTTTTCTTTCCTGTGGCATCCACAATCTGTTTTGCCGTTATCCCCAGGGTAGCGCGCGCATCACGAAAGTAAGCAATCAGCGGGGCCATCACATGCTGTTTCAGTGCCCTGCCCTTCGCCTCATACCCGGCATCTTTCGGACGATACGGCCCCTGATAATGTTCCGCGAACAGAATGCGCTCTGTTGCCGGAAAATACGCCCGCAGGCTTTCCTTGTTGCACCCGTTCCAGCGTCCGGACGGCTTCGCCCAGATAATATGGTTCAGCACACTGAAGCGTTCACGCATCATGATTTCGATATCAGATGCCAGGCGATGGCCACAGAACAGGTAAAGACTTCCGGCAGGTTTCAGCACCCGCCAGAACTGCGCAAGACACTGGTCCAGCCACTTCAGGTAATCATCGTCGCCCTTCCACTGGTTATCCCAGCCCTCAGGCTTCACTTTAAAGTACGGCGGGTCCGTGACTATCAGGTCAACAGAATTTTCGGGTAACGACCGGATAAATTCCAGGCAGTCGGCGTTGATTAACTCACAACTGGATATTTTTACAGTATTAAGCATGGATCATTAAGCCTGTCTCTGATAGGCTCATTCTGCTTTTGCGCAAAGCAGATGGGCCTGAGGTTTGCTTGTGATCCGGACGCATGAGCAGATGGCTGGTGAGTGCCCCTAACACCCACCAGCCGCCCATTTACCACAAATAAAAAAGCCTTCAGGACTGAAGGCGTCTGTAACAACCGAACTGATAGTCTGCCAGCCCCGCCATAACAAGCTGGGTCAGTATTAACTGGCAGCGTTCACGTGAAAGATAAGTATTCTGCGCAATCTCCCCGACTGTCGCCGGTTCAGTGACGCTTAATTCATTAAACACCACTCTGGCGGTTTCGGTCATATCCTGCTGTTTCAGCATGTCTTTTTCCCTTTTCCGGTTAACGTGACACACCAATAACTCTTGTCAAAAAAGCCAGCAAGCTGAAAGACCGGTATTCACCACCACCAGCGCGTTTACTGTACTGACGAGATTTTCGGACATAAAAAAACCACCTGGCGGTGGTTTTTTCTTACTTTGCCATCGCGTACAAAATCGGCAAAATATCAGATTTATACGAAACATACGCGATTTAATTGACTTTTGCAATATCTCGTCGTGAAAAGGTCGCTTTTTGTTGCGCTCTTATTTTCACGGAGCAAATCAAGGATTCTCTATCGAGGCGCTTAAAAATATCGCACATCTCACGCCAGTAGTTCGCATAATTATGGCTCCAGTTATCAGGCTTAACTCCACACAGTCTGGCAAGCTCCTGTCTCTGGTAGACCTCACACCCGGTAACCCATCCTCTGACATCCTGTGCCGCCAGCCAGATCAACTTCTTCACACGCTCCAGCGTTTTCACTGCAATTTTTCTGGAGCCGGACTGAGTTTTAAATTCACTCCACACCCACTGCGTTATCGCGATCTGATGCTCCCAGCAAATGTTTCCGCCATAACACCACAACAACCACGCCTTCTGATGTTCTTCCAGTTCCAGAAGGGCACGCCGCCACGATGATGTTGCAAACTCAACAGGACTGACCAGCGCAATTGATGAGCCTTTCGCCAGTGATTGTTTACCCTGGATCGGGGGATTATCCCGCGTGATCATTTTTCCAGTTACCTCATCGCGGTAACGAATTTTTTTGCGTCTGTAACGCCCTGTATCGAACAGGGCATTTTCCTGCCAGGCTTCCAGCTGGCCTTTTGTCGACCCACTGAGATCTGCAGTGGCAATCATGAGTTGCTCACGAACAAACTGTAAATACTGGTTATTCATGCACACCCACCTCTGTAATTCTTATTTCCAGCCGTCCACCAGATACTGGCTGACCACGTACAATATTGATTTCATCAAACTGCTCGTCATCAATAAGCACTCCCGCATGCGTCAGCGCATCCAGCGGTGCTTTCAGAATATTGTCCAGGTCGCGACGACGCTTATCCGGTGGCTCTGCAATAATTTTTATTGCCAGCCGTCCGGACAGGCTTAATTTCAGTCGCTGCTGGCGAACAATAAGCGCCACTGCCGGCGATAACGCTCCCCTGCTTTTGATACAAAATATGTGCTGCCACGGCGTCTCCAGTAAGTGTTCACCGTCGGCGGGTAAGGTAAAACCAAATCTATGAGCATCAGTCACCTCTTTTACCCGAGCACGCCAGTCGCAAAGGCGTGATCAAGAAAACGAAAAATTAACTCAATCTGAGAGCCGTACTTTTTCTCAAACTCCAGCGGGTCTGCATGAAGTTCGTTGTGGTGCTCCCGGCACAACGGTAGCGTGAAAATATCGTGGGCCTTTGTCCCCATTCCCCCCTGACCATGACCAATCAGGTGATGCGGATCATCAGCAGGCTTACCACAACACGCACACGGCTGTGTCTTTACCCAGCGCGTGTATTTCTCATTAACCCAACGGCGACGTTTAGGCCGCCTCATGAACGATTCAGGAGACTCCGGATCAACGGCGATACTGACAACCGTTTTTTTCTGTGGTGGATTTTGTTGCTGGTGGACGTGAAGTGGCAGCGCAATATTTTTTGTGCGCTGCTTCAGTATGCTGATGGCTGTCTGTTCTCCCGGTACGATGTCACTCTCACGGTATACGGAGCGGATTTTTTCCACCAGTAATCCCAGCGAACGACGCGCTACTGCCTCAGGTAGTGCATCCACCACCTGATTGCAGGCCGCCCACCAGGATAATTCGGCCAGCGATAACTCCCTCTCCTGCGTACCGCTTATTGCGTGACGGATGACGTCAATCATCCAGGCAACCAGATTCTGCTGAGCAAGTTGATCGAGTGATTCTGATGTCTGGTCGCGCAGCTGGTTGTCACAGTGCCAGCACAACACCATCGCGCCGGTACCGTAACGGTGAATGACGGTTTCGCTGTGATGATAATCGCCGTGTGGCCACTGGCAGGATTTCACGTGACGTAATAACCAGTCAGACAGTGCACCTGCACCACCTGCTGCACGAATAACCCGCTCATCGCTGAAAAATGGCAGTAATGATTTATCCTCTGCCAGCGGCTGGCGAACGGCAGGAACGACTCCGGACGGCAGACCGCGCATGTTTTTCGGTTCCGGCTCCACCAGCACCCTGCCGCGATGAAAAACTGGCAATGATTCACGACCGGGCTTAAGGACCACCAGCCCGAGTTCCGGAACCAGAACAGGTCGAAGTAATACCCGCACATTACCTCCAGACGCGCTGACGGTAGCAGGCATGTGTCCGTGGCAGATGTGCACGAACAGGAAGATATACAGAAACGGTCCAGGTCAGACGATCAGCGTTCAGACTCCGCTCCACACGGACACCGCGACGCAGATACGCCTCTTGAAGCATATCTGCCTCATCGATCGTACAGAACAGATAGTGAAACCAGCCATACTGAGGCGCACGAAAACGCCTCCCCTGCTTAATTTCCGGGTCGGCTTCAGAATTGTGGGATTTTATGTGTTGTGTCATCGGATTCTCCGGTGACAGCAGGTGTCAGTTGTTCAGGCTGACTGCGCGAATTGTAAGGCAATACGCCGGAATGTACAAACAGAAAACCCGTCAGTAAGACGGGCTTAACAAGCAGGGGCGGTTACTTTAATAATTTCAGTGCCTTTACATCAACTTCAACACTGCTCAGGTCTTTATCAATTTCACCCTCAATTCTTACTTTGTCTTTAGGAGAAACATTCTGCCCGGCCCATACGCTGTCATCAATATCCGTGACAATTGTCCCGCTATTGTCACGAAACTCATAACGTTCATCACCCACTTTTTTAACGATGCTCCCTTCAAGGATAACCCATGCATCATCCTTCAGTTCTTTTGCCTGCGCTACTGTTGAACGCTCTGCTTCTGGCCCCTGGAAACCACCCTGCTGTGCAAAAGCGCCAAAAGACACACCGGAAATAAGTGCTGCAATCAATACCTTTTTCATTCATAGTCCTCTTTCAGAGATGAACATTCAAACAGCATTTTCAGTATGGTAAAGCGCGGGTGCGTTGAGGATGCCTGACACATCAGAGGTGGCGGGAGATTACTCCCCCGCCAGGTCTCTTACTTCTCAGATTCGTAGTCTACGAAGACAGCGACCTCCGTCTGACCGGTTCGGATTCGCACCTCGCAGAGGTCTTTCCTCGTTACCAGTGCCGTCACTATGACGGTTAAACAGATGACGATCAGGGCGATTAACATCGCCTTTTGCTGCTTCATAGCCTGCTTCTCCTTGCCTTTCGGCACGTAAGAGGCTAACCTACATGTGTTCAGCATGGATTGAGCCTCAGATTAATGTTAAGCGTCTTGCAGGACGCGTAATGTTAACTGGGGCTTTTCTCTATCTGCCGTTGGTGTTCATGCCCGAGGCAGATAGCCTCAAGCACCCGCTGCAATTCTACTTAACTATCCTTTTCCCGCAAACCGTTTTTATCCCCAGCGGCAAATCGAATACACCACCAGCGCCACCGCCATCGCAATTCCTACCGTTGTGAATGCTTCAGGCCAGGTCATTGATTCACCTCCTGCGGCGGTTCTGGTAGCGGCATCCAGTGGGTTGCTTGCCTAAGATCATTACCCGGACTAACTGCTATACCTCCGCGCCGGAACGTGCCTCCGAGATAGCGTGCGGAATATATTAATGGCCCTGCCTCGCTATCGATATTCATCGAAATAAGCACGTTCTGGCTCTTTTCAGGCATTCGCTCAGTACAGCTTATCCAGCCATCCGGAGTTATCGGAGATCTGGTTGACGTTTCCGAGATTTCCCGAAAATTGTTGGTTGACGAATTCTTATTTTCCCGAAAGTTTCCGGCCTGAAGCATGGCGACGCGGCAGGCGTTCCAGCCATCAGCATATGTTTTAGTTACACCGTCGAGATGGCAGGTAAGCAAATCCATTTCATCAGGCACTACCATTGCTATCGGCTCTGCTTCCAGTGATGCCAGCGCGATACGAAACACATTAGCCAGCAGGCTGTCTGAAGACTTGTTATCGTGCGCCGAGTCGCTCAGGAAGCCTGTGATGTATGATTTAATCTCCGCGCGTTCTCTGGTAATAGTGCTCATATCAGTTTTCCTTATACGGATTAATTTTATTGTGCAGTGCGCTGAATGATTCCCATGTCACATCGGTATATAGCTCAATAACTGGTTCAAATGTCCTTCCAATTATCCAGACCAGTAATAGCGGGGATATCGGTATCATCAACACTATAAACAGAATGAAAAACAGAAACTCTGTTGTTCTGCTCTTTCGTGGGTAATTTTTTCTAAATAATGTTTCATTTCTTACCGCCCTTTCGGGCGGCCTCCTGATATTCTGAGGGTGCAGGAATCCCTCCGGTTAAGGATTTAATAAAAATCGTTTCTGATTTAAATCTTCAGTATTTAGTTGTTAGTTGGTTTATCTCCTTTATGCTTCAGCCTTATTTCGCAACCAGACACAAACCGGGCCATCTTCCGTATCATGAATGGAACCAATAAACCAGCCATCGCCCTCTGGTCGTTCCGGTTCCCATGCTGAAATATCAGGGCCATCTGCGTCCAGGTTAAAATCATCTTCATCCATAGTGCAGATAGTCCACTGAAGATTATTTGCCTCCATCCACGCGTTAAATTCTTCCGTTGAAATATTCTCCCGACCATCACAGAATTTTTCATATTCAGGATGTGTCCAGTAGCCATATTCGTCACGAACTACCGGCATTTCTTTAATTTCACTCACTGTTAACCTCCTGCAACGCTACACGATACGCCTTCTTTATCCACGCCTTACTGCCATATAATTTCGTCTTCATAATAAACACACCTGCACGACTCGCCGATATCCCCGGACAGGTTAACAGCACAGAATCCACCACACGGTTATGCTTCCGGAACTCCATTACAGTACTGCTGATAAGCACCTGCCCCACCGGGCCGTAATCCTGATACAGGATTTTCACGCAGACACCCTCCTGTCGAAATAAACGTAGTTATTCACTGTGCGCAACGGCATTCCGAATTTTCTGGCGATTTCTCTCCTCGACACGCCACGCTGATGCTGCTGTCGCGCCAGCTCAATATCACTCTGCGGATATTTTGCTGACTGGTGATAATCACCCCGTAACATCATACTAATACCCAGTTCCCGCGCTTTCGTTCTGACCGCAGCCTCACTACGACCAATAAGCATCCCGATGCATTCCACCGTCATTGTTCCCGCACACTGCCGGAGTATCAGGATTTCCGCCCGGCACCACGTCTTCCAGCCACTCACTGTTGCTGCTCTCTGGTGGTGGTAATATCCCGGAGAATATCCCTGTGTTTGTTCAGTTCCCGCAGCGCGGCACAGACACGCTCCCACTTCTGGACATGACTTTTCGCCCGGCGCAGCTCGCGGTTAGCCACATTCAGCGATGGTAGAATCAGGTCATCTGCTTTCGTTTCGGTAAACGATGGCAGCGACTGCACAATGTCCGCCACAGTATCTGTTTTAATTTCTTCCTGTGTCGCCGCTTCCTGTACCGGTAACGCAACTCCTGCTGGCTGAGGAAAGGCTTTACCATCCGTTTCCGCTACGGATGCAGCTTCCGGCTCTGCCGGTAAATCAGCGCCCGGTATGCAGTAACGAAATTTACCGCCCTGATTCACGCGAATCAGACGCCCTTTGCTGATTGCCATCGCCAGCGATGAATTCGCCCGGCGGGAGGTAATTCCGAACATCAGTGCCAGTTCATCCGCCGTTTGTGGGCCATGTTGTTCAATCGCCTCAATCAGCATTTGCGCGGTCACTTTCGGTACCGGTGACACTGGTTCACTTTCACCAGCCTGAGTCAGCCACCACATCGAACCCTTGTTATCCGCTTCACCACGGCGCTTCAGTTTCCAGAGTTCGGTAACAGCATCGTCACGGCTGATTTCAACACGGGCTGCAATCTCGTGAGACGAGGCTCTTTTCAGTGCTTTCAGTGCATCAAATACGGTTTCCATTAAAATTTCCTCCGGATAAAAATTACTTCTCAGTTCCTGTGCTGGCTGACGTTCGGACGCCAGCTCTCCCAGTTAAACGTCACCCAGCGACCACCGTTCATGGACATGCGGTCCATCACCCGCTCGCCGAGAAGTGTATTCATCGCTGCATGGTTAAGATTTGTCAGCATCCCCACACTGAGTAACGATGCCGTTCTGCGGTCAACAATCTGATTAAGCGTGACCTGCTCGTTGCGCGTATCCCGCTGCATGCCGATTTCATCCAGGACCAGCAAATCCACCCCGCAAAGCTCCTGTAAAAATTTTTCACCCGATTTGCCGTTGTCGTAACTGTCGTGCAACACACTCATGACATCAGACACAGTGATGATAATTACGCTGCCCCCCTTCTCCATCAGCCGATTGCCTATCGCCGCAGCCAGGTGGTTTTTTCCTGTGCCAGGCCGGCCACTGAAAACAAAATTCGTACAGCCGCCTTCCAGTTCTGCCGCAATGGATTTCGCCTGACTCAGGGCATGGCGCTGCCCATCGTTCTGCACCCGGTAGTTACCGAACGTACACTTCCGGTGAAGCGGCTGGATACCAGAGCGGTTAATGATTTTTTCAACCCGAGTCTGATGATTCAGGCGATTAACCTCCTCGCTGCGCTTACGCCCTTCAGCAAGCTGCCATTCCCGCCACTCCTCCACCGTACGGTACGGAGGGATTGCATCCTGCGGCACAAATCTGCTGACTCTTGCCAGAACACCACCTGACGTAATGTTTTTCATGGCACGTTACCCCCTGAATCCCGGCGGAATTTCGGTATCCGGTTCAGAAATATGATTCACGCAACGCTGCGCGGGACCACGCCACAGTCGAATAACCAGTTCATCCCATTTCTCACGGAGTTTTTCCGGACTCTTGATGTTTTTTATCCAGAACGGATCCCGTTGTGCCCGCCTGAACATTTCGCAAATTTGTCTGTGACTTCGTCCATCCAACATCCGCATTGTGCGCACGTCATTGGCCCACGCCGTCCAGTTGGGCTCTTTCGGTCGCGTGATCTCACCATCGTCACTGGCAGCCTGTTCGTACAGGTTTACAACCCGCCCCCAGATCCACTGCGCACACGTCAAATCCTCCCGGGTTCCCCACTGGCGTTTTTTCACACTAAACACAACAGCATCAGGATGGCGGGTTAAAAACGCCTGTTCCTGCGTCTGCTCGTCCGGTTGCGAAGCGTCCGGACAAGAGAGTTTTTTATTCTCTGTTGTATTCTCTGTTGTATTCTCTGTAGGATCATCGGGCCATTTTGACCCGATGAGATTGGGTCGTTTTGAACCAATGGAACGTTTCATTTTGACCTCTTCCATCGTGTCATTTTGACCTGATGGAGTGGCGCATTTTGACCCGATGGATTCGCTCGCTTTGCCATCATCTAAAAGCGCGCTATCGTAGTTAATTGTGTAAAAATTAGTCATGTCACGCTTCGATTTATTGAGCTTTTCGCTACGCAAAAGCCCCAGCGCTTTCAGACTTGCAAACGCGCGCTTTAACGTTGACTCTGACCAGAACGGAAACTGTTCCAGCCATTGTTCCGTTGTGTTATAAATCCAGCGAACGCCATAACATTCCATGCCGGAACTGGTATCCCTCAACCAGTAATGCAGTTGCTGCAACACAATGGCTTCGTTTAAACCAATCTTCATCGCCAGCTGTGTGTTTATAACCAGCGGACGTTCAGCAAAAAGAAGGCTCATAATTCCATCCGGCTTTTTGTTGGTACTGCTGACGATAGGCACGCTTGAAAGCAATTGCTTTTTCTATAAGCTCGTCTGTCTCACGTTCCACAACGGCTGGATCAGCAAAAAGCAGACCGGACTCCACCACATCGCCATATTCTTTGTTTAACCCGGCGATCATGTACGTAATGCTTTTTCCGTCAGTAATTTCGCGGTACAACCTGAAATCACTAATCCGGATAGCCTCCATAATTGCCGGAATCAGCGCCGTGAATTTTTCACGCTTATCCCTGGTGTCGATAGCCTTCCAGCGTTCGAATATCTTCACCCGGTTAACGCCAAGCGCCCGTTGATCAACCGCGCCATCATCAAACGTGACACGCTGAACATCGATGTTCGGACGCTCTTTCAGATCCCAGAATGCTTCGGTGATTAATATCGTCGCCTGCTCCTGTGTCATTCCTGGTCTGCATACCCAAGCATCCAGAGCCTCGCCAACCTGTTCAGGAGTGATTTTCATTGTTCACCGCCAGTAATTCATTCGCTGTACTCTTACGTCCACAAGGCAAGCCATCGGTTGGGTTAGGGTATTTATCAGGGCGCAATTCATGCGGAGTTACTCCCCATCCAAGCGCCTCACATGCTGGAATAACCTCCTCTGCAGGAACTCGTTTTTTAAACCATCCACTTATAGTTTGTGGTGTTTTACCAAGACGACGCCCTAGTTCTGATTGGCTCATTATCGACAGGATTTTCACTTGAGTACTTCTTTGCATGTTTCCTCCAAACTTTACGATGATACCGATACTTGCAAATTTAATTTTAAATTTCAACTTCTATTTGTAATGCCACTTATCAATTTTTTCTGTAGGATCGCGAGATTAGTTTACGAGGGGTGGTGATGATCTTTGTAAAACGCCTTCAGCAGGTGTTGCAGGAATTGAACATAAACCAGTCAGAGCTGGGAAGACGTCTTGGTGTGAAACCCCAATCCGTGCAAGGTTGGTTGAAAGGCGTGATGCCAAGAATGGATAAACTGGAAAAATTAGCAGAGCTCTCACAACATCCCGTCCATTGGTTCTTTATGGAAGAAGAAACTCTCGGCGATAAGATTGCTGTATCCAGTAATAACAACCAACCGCAACTTACAGAACAACAACGAAAAATCATATCGCTTTTAGATGAGTTACCTCAAAGCGACGCAGAGCAGATCATTCGAGATATGGAGCAAAAACGCGATTTCTATAAACGGAAACTTGAAGAGTTACTGCGGCAGAAAAACAAAACTGCCTGATGCGTTCCTTTTCTGGAACGAGCATCAGGCAAATGACTAGCAGATTTTATAACCCTACCAAGCTTTCCAGGGGAATACCAAATTGATTATGAAGACGGCGAATCATTGGTAACGTAAGACTTCTGGTGCCATTCAGCACCTCGTAAACCCGATTTTTTTTCCCAATTGCGGGTTCCAAATCCTTCACAGTCAGCCCCTGCTGTTCCATGCGAAATCTTATAGCTTCAATTGGGGATGGTGGCTCAATGGGATAATGTTTTTTTTCATATTCCTCTATTAGCAAACACATTACCTCAAAGAAATCCCCCTCAGGCGTGTTAATTTCCGGCTCATTGTCGAACATGGGCTCAACAGCACGCAACGCGGCTTCATAATCTTGCTCTGTACGAATAGGTTTGATGTTCATGCTTACTCCAGTTCGATGGTATCAGCATCAATGGCATCGTATTCCTTATGGTTTCCGATGAATTTAACAAATACCCATCCTCGCTGATACGCAATTGAAACAATTAAACGGTAATGATTACCTTTTATGTTGAATACCACGCGCCGGTTTTTCAATATACTGGCCGTTCGGTATTGTGCCTTAATGTCTGCCGGGCTTTTCCAGTCAGCTTTTGCTGCCTCATCCACCCATGCCCTTAGCGGTTGTTCTGCATCAGGATTCTCCGCCCAAAAATCCCTGAGTGTTTTAACTGAGATGATCTTCATAACTGTATGCTAGTCCCGTTTTGGGACTAATTCAACCGCCCTTAACTACAAATTTAATGATAAAAACATTGACCAATTAAATTTTAATTTGTAGATTGTATCCATCAACCCACCCCGCCCCACAGAACGCAGGGCAATACCTAGAGTTACCCGGCAGTGGTCAGGGGTTAAGTAGCCAGCCCGAGGCGTAAGAACATGACGGCAGGGTTCAACTTTAATAACTATGCAGCAGGTTTTTGTTCCGCTACCCCGGCGTTAAGGGGAAATGAGGTCAGCATGGATACTATCGATCTTGGCAACAGCGAATCTCTGGTATGTGGCGTGTTCCCCAACCAGGACGGTACGTTCACCGCGATGACGTATACCAAAAGCAAAACGTTTAAAACCGAAAATGGTGCCCGTCGCTGGCTGGAAAGAAACTCAGGTGAGTGATATGGATTTCGACACAATCATGAAAAAGGCTTACGAAGAATACTTCGAAGGCCTTGCCGAAGGCGAAGAAGCTCTCAGCTTCAGTGAGTTTAAACAGGCACTTTCCAGCTCGGCAAAATCTAACGGCTGATAAGCGAAGCAGCACCGCGAGGAATCAGTATGCAGAAACGAGAACCCGTCATCACCGCGCCAGACTATACCGATGATGAACTTTATGAGTGGATGCGCCAGAAAATTAATGCAGCGCAGAATCTGAAATGGGCCAATGAAGCCAGGGCTAAGCAGGCTGAAAATCTGTCCTCTCTGGAGCAGGATATCACCAATCTGGAAAAAGCAGCGGCATTAACCATTGCCAGAATGATTACATACCCGCGTTAATAGCTAACCAACGAAGCTAAGGTTGGTAATTAAGGAGTTCTCCACGGGTGAGGTGGAGTGCGTGCGCCGGACACGGGTGAGCATCCGGCACTGACAGTTTACTGAAAGTATATTTCCCTGAAAAGTCAGACCATAACGCGAAAGCGCACGGCGAGGTAGCTGGTT